ATATGAAATACACAAAAGAAAATTTATTAGAAAAATATGGTAAAGCTGAAACTTTATGGAATACGCTTGATACAAAAAAAATGAGTGCTAAAAGAACCGTATGGGAACAATGTGCACTTTTAACACTTCCTTCATTGTTTCCTGTTTCAGGAACTAACGAAACTTCAACATTTGATACTCCTTATAACTCTATAGGGACTAATGCAGTAGAAAACCTAACAGCAAAACTTACAGAGCAACTTTTACCACCTGTTGGAAACTTTTTTAGACTTATGCCTATAAGTGAAAAAGTTGAAAAGTTAACTGTAGAGCAATTCCAAGAACTTGACAAGGCTCTTTCAAAGCTTGAAGTTGATATAGTATCACTTATAGCGGCACAAGCTCTTACAGTTAATGTATATGATGCTGTAAAGCTTTTAATAGTAACTGGGAATACTCTTCTTTATAAAAATCCTAAAGGTCCATTTAGTGTTTATAATCCTGCCAATTATTGTGTGGAAAGAGACCATGTTGGAAATGTTATGACAATGATTTTAAAAGATAAAGTAAATGTAAAATTCCTTCCAGAAGAATTTATTAAAAATGAAAAGAAAGAAGGAGAGAAAGAAGAAAATGAAGATGAAAATATCTATACTTGTGTTTATAGGGTGTCTAATACTAAGTGGGTTGCGTATCAAGAAGTTGACGGACAAATTTTAAGCACAACTATTATGAATTACACAAATGAAAATCTTCCTTATATTGCTCTTAGATGGTCTGCTATACATAATGAAGATTATGGTAGAGGACTTGTAGAGAAATATTTAGGAGACCTTAGAAGTCTTGAAGCACTTACTCAGGCTATCGTTGAAGGAACTTCAATTATGGCTAAAGTTATCTTAGGGCTTAAACCTGCAAGTAAAACTAAAGCATCTGACCTTAATAACGCTAAAAATGGTGATATTATATTAGGTGACCTTAACCAAGACCTTACAACTTTTAGAGTTGATAAAGGGATGGATTTTAGTATTGCCTTACAACTTATGCAAGCACTTGAACAAAGACTTGGTAAAGCATTTTTAATGTTCTCTTCAACTGTAAGAGACTCTGAAAGAACTACTGCAGCTGAAATTCAAGCAACCGTTAATGAACTTAATAGTGCTCTTGGAGGAACATTTAGTGTTCTTGCACAAGAATTTCAATTACCACTTTTAAGAATTCTTTTAAATGAAGTTGAACCTAAAGCACTTAAAATAACAACTCCAAGTATCGTTACAGGAGCTGCTGCTATGTCTCGTCAAATGGATATAGTTAACCTTAAAGAACTCCTTAATGATATCTCTATATTTGGACCAGAAGCTGTAAATGCTTCTATAAATATAGATGGATACGTTACAGAGATGGCTAAGGCACGTGGTGTAGAACCTACTAAGATTCTTAAATCACCAGAAGACAAACAAGCAGAAGCACAGGCTATGCAACAAGCACAACAAGAGCAAGCTATGATGGAGCAACAATCTTCACAAGGAGGTATGTAATATTATGGCTTGTAAATCTAAAAAACCAAAAAAGAAATAAATATCAACGGAGGATATTAAAATGATAGTAGAAACAGCAATTGAGCAATATGAAAGAACAACAGGTAGAAAGGTTGATGGAACTTTAATAGAGACATCTAACGTTATAATTGAAGATACTTCTAAAGTAGTAACAATTGAAACACCTAAAGATGAAACAGTAAAAGTAACTTTAGAAGTTGCTAAAGATGAAACAGTAAAAGTAGCTCCAGAAGTTACTTTAAATACTAGTGTTAAAAAAACTAGAAAGAAAAAATAAGGAGGTATTATTATGGATGATATAACAATACCAGCAACTGAAAATACAGATGCAACTATTCAAACAACTATACAGGAAACTGTTGTAGTTGATACTCCACTTCCTTCTGAGACAGTTGATGAAGTAATTCCTACACAGGAAGAACTTTTAGCTGCTTATAAAGAGCTTAAAGCTTCACAAACAAAGGCACCTGAAACAGTTCCTACAACAGCTTCTACAGATATCTTTAAAGATTTGTCTGATAGAGTTTTAAACGAAACTATTGATGACGCTTATTATGCTGAGATGGAACTTAAAGGTTATTCTAAAGACTTTATAGATACTTATGCAAATGGTGTAAAAACTAAACAAGTAGAAGCTTTTAAAGAAACTATTAAAGATTTTGGAACGCTAGATGATTATGCAGGTGCTATCGCATATGCACAAACATTCTGGACTGCAGAAGAAATCACCTCTTACAATAACGCTATTGCAAAAGCTGATAGTGATACTATTAAAGTTCTTGCAGGACGACTTATAAAGGAGTCTAAAAGTGCTTCTAATAAAGTTCCTGAAAATGCTCCTATTACAACTATTAAACAGGCAACTGTTGAAGGTGTAAAAGGATATGAAACAATTAGTGATTTTCAAAAAGATATGAATACAAGAGCTTATAAAACTGATGCTACTTATAGAGCAAAAGTTGAAGCTAAATTAGCAGTAACAACTGCTTTTTAAAGTATTCAGTGGTATACATTCTGCTCCTCTACATATACCACTCTCATAGAGGAGTGTTAATCAAAACATACAATGAAGTATTAAAAATAAGAAAAAATTTAACTTATGGATGGTATAAATACTATGGCACAAAACGTAACACACCCTGGTCAAAACGAAGGAACAGGAGCTATTGACGCAAAACTTTTAAAGTTATTTAAAGGTGAAATTCTTAATGCATTCTCTAATGCTTGTATTGGAACTGGTCTTGTAACAACTAAAACAATCTCTGGTGGAAAATCTGAGCAATTTATCGTTATCGATACTTTTAATGATACTGATGTATTGACTCATACTCCTGGAACTGACCTTACTACTACTATTCTTTCTACAAATGAAAAGACTATTACTGTAAGTGATAAAAAATATATCGCTGCATTTATTGATGTTCTTGATCAAAAACTTGAGCAATTTGACACACGATCTGAGCTTGTACAAGCACAAGGTGTTGGTGTTGCACAAAAAGTTGATAAAGCAATTTTCAGAGGTATTTATGACTCTAGATTAGTAGCTCCAGTTTCTGGACAAACTGCTTCTGTTGCTGTAACTAACACTGTAATCGCATCTGCTACAACTCCTGGCGCTAAAGGTGATGCAATCATCGAAGCTATTGGTGAAGCTCAAGCAGGTCTTTCTTTGAATGGTGTTCCTGAAGATGGAAGAGCTTGCGTAGTTAACTCTACTCGACAGTTCCAAATTGCACAATCTGCAAAAGCTGTAAATGCTGACTATAATGGTGGTAATGGTTCTAATGGAACTATCGCAACTGGTAAAGTTATGTCTATTTTAGGTGTTGATATTTACGTATCTAACAATATGCCTACATTAGAAGTTGACGGTCTTACTGCTACTAACCTTGTTGGTATGATTTTCACTAAAGGTATTTATGGTGTTGTTACTGCTCTTGGCTTGACAACTGAAGTTAACTATGACTTTAACAAGTTAGGTTATGCTGTTAATACTTTCTATGCTCTTGGTATGGGAACTCTTAACCCTTCTTGCCTTGCGGTAATCAAATCAGCTTAATGTTGTTAAGGGTCTCTTAGGAGGCTCTTATACAGTATTA